TGAAGACAATCAGCAAGGAGCTCCGCTAATGGCGATCAACATTCCCATCGTCAGCGAGTTCAACAACGCCGGCCTGAAGAAAGCCCAACGCGAGTTTAACAAGCTCGAGAAGACGTCGCAGAAAGTCGGCTTCGCGCTCAAGAAAGCGTTCGTACCAGCCACGGCCGCGCTCGGTGGTCTCGCCGTGGCCGGCGCGAAGATGGTGGCCGCTGGTGAGAAGGCCGCGACCGCTAACGCCCGTATCGAGCAGATTGCGACGTCGATGGGGCTGTTTGGCGAGCAGACGCAGACTGTCACGAACCGACTGGTCGACCTGGCTAACGAGCAGGCCCGCTTGACCGGTGTCGATCAGAATCTGATCAAAGAGTCCCAAGCGCTACTGCTCACGTTCAAGGACATCGCGTCCAGCGCCGACGAGGTCGGAGGCGCATTCGATCGCGCCACGCAGCTCACGCTTGACATGGCCGCGGCAGGCTTTGGCTCCGCTACCGACAACGCCAAGCAGCTCGGCAAAGCACTCAACGATCCGATCGCGGGCCTGACCGCGCTCCGCCGTTCAGGCATCCAGTTCACCGAAGCCCAACAGGATCAGATTCGCACGCTTGTCGAGTCCGGTCAGGTGCTCGAGGCGCAGAACATGATCCTTGAGGAGATCGAGAATCAGGTCGGCGGCACGGCCGAAGCGACTGCGAACTCGACCGACAAGATGAAGGTCGCGTTTAGCCAGGCGTCAGAGTCGATCGGTATGGCGCTCCTTCCCGCCGTCGAAGCGCTCCTGCCCATTGTTATCAGTTTCGCGGACTGGGCCGGTCAGAACACCGAAATCATCATCGGTTTGGCAGCTGCGATCGGTGGACTGTCAGCCGCCATCGTGATCGCCAACTTCGCGATGAAAGCATGGGCCGCAGCTCAAGCCGTCGCCACCGCCGCCACCTGGCTGTTCAACGCCGCGCTCGCCGCCAACCCGATCGTCCTCATCACCATCGCCGTCGCCGCCCTAGTCGCCGGCCTCGTCATCCTGTACAACAAGGTCGACTGGGTTCGTGACCTGTTCAACAAGTTCCTCGAACCACTCCAAAAAGTCGCGGACGGCATCGGCTGGCTCGCCGAGAAACTTGGCCTCGTCGGCGATGAGATGGACGACAACTTCACGCCCAGCACCGACGACGCCCGCAAAGCCGCCGGCGACATGTACGAAAGCGTTCGTGAAGCCGGCAACGGCGTCGATAAGGCTCGAGGACAGTTTGAGCGTGCCATCGGACCGACCCAGGAATACCGGCAGTCCACCAAGGAAGCCGCAACCGAATCAAAGAAACTGGCGGAACGCGTCGACATTCTTTGGTCATCGATGGACGAGCTGTACCGCTCCATGTTCGAGCTCAACCCCGAGCTCAAGAGATACATGGACCAGCTCGACCGTGAACAAGCCGTCCGCGACTTCAACGACACCGTCGCCGAGTTCAAGGAAATCGCCGAGAACAACGCGGTCGGTAGCCGCGAATGGGAAGAAGCGAACCGCAAGGTTTACGAAGAACTGATCAATCTGATCGAAACGTACGGAACTATTCCGCAGACCATTCAGTCAGAGCTCAAGATTCTGGTCGACACCGGCCAGCTCGACGAAGCAATCCGCAAAGCCGAACGGCTCGCCGAAGGTTTGCGCCTGGCACGCGCCGAAGGCACACCAGCGATGGGAGGCGGCATCCCGTCATTCAGTGACCTTCAAGCAGCCCTGGGAGGCTCTGGGTTCGTCGCAAGCACTCCGATCGCACCTCCCGTGCCGACAATCTCCGCGCCGGCCCCTGCGGCCGCTGGAGGCGGCCAAAACATTGTGGTAAACGTGAACACGCCGACACCGACCGAAGAGATCGGCAAAGTCGTCGTCGACAGCATCCGTAAATACAACCGCGCTTCAGGATCAGCAAATATCGGAGTGCTTCGGTTGTGAGCGCCACCATCGTCCAATCCGGCGATTACACGCTCGAGATCGACACCGGCGACCTGATTCGCGAGTTCACCCTTGACGACCCAGTCAAAGGCGTCCTAGACAACGCCACATTCGTCTTGAATGGCGGCACCGGCTACGCAGACGTCACCAGCGGGACCAGAAGCATCCGAGTGCGCCGAGGACGCCGCGACACCTCAGACCAGTTCGGCGCCGGCACCATGACCTTCATTCTTGACGACACCGCGGCTGGCGGCGTTTTCAACCCGTTCGCCAACCAAGGCCCGTACTACGACACCACAAACACCGAACCAGGACTCGCACCTATGCGCCAAGTGCGCTTGAAGCGTGAGAACGAGCTGCTGTTCGCCGGCCGTGTCGTCGATTACGACTACCAGTTCGGTTTGGACGGCGATGACACCGTCAGCGTGCAATGCGCCGACGACTTCTATCTGCTCGCCCAAACCGTCACCGACGACGTCCATATCGATAAAGAGTTCTCTGGTGAACGGATCGAAACGATTCTCGATCTGACCGAGGTGAACTATCCGTCCGGCGCGGCCCGCAACATCGCGACCGGCACCGTCGAGCTCGGAGGCCACACCGGCGGCGGCGGCGGCGCACACACTTACGACCTCGATCTCGGTCAGAACGTCCTCGACTACTTGCGGCTCGTCAACGCCGCAGAACGAGGCCGGCTGTTCATTGATCGTGAAGGCGTCCTCGTATTTGAGCAGCGGATCGGTCAAACGCTGTCGAACCCTGTCGTCGAGTTCAACGACGACGGCACGAACTACCCGTACCGGAACGTCGACATTTCGTTCGGCGCCGACAAAGTCGTCAACCTCGTTTTCGTGCAGTCACTCGCGAACGACTTCGGGACCGCATCCGACTCGGCCAGCCAAGCCAAATACTTTGTGCAGACCGAAAGCATCACCGGAAGCCTTCTCGACACCAACGCCGCCTGTGCTGATCTCGCCACCTATCTACTCAACCCTCAACCAGAAGCCACATTCACCGCAGTCGAGGTCGCGTTCGCGCAGCTCACCGACGGCCAACGCGACACGATCTCAACGGTCGACATCGGCGACACCATCTCAATCGAGAAAGAGTTCATCAACGGCGATACCACGACGCAGCTCGGCCAGGAACTTGCGGTCGAAGGCATCGAACATTACATCGACACCACCGCCGGCCATGTCGTCAGGTTCTATACAAGCCCCACCACGATCGTCTATGAGCTCATCTTGGATGATGCCACCTATGGTGTGCTCGACGCATTGAATGTTCTAGGATAAGGAGCACCTATGGCTAGCCCATTCCCATTTACCTCGGGCCAAGTCCTGACCGCGGCGCAGCTCAACGCGATCGGCGAAACAATCGACTTTTCTGGCAGTCTTGCTTTGACCAGCTGGACTCTTGGCAACGGCACCGTCAACGTCTGCAAATACGTCCGCGTTCAGAACCTGGTGTTTTACTACGGCAAAGTCACACTCGGATCTACTTCGACGACGTCCGGCGATCTGCGCGTCAATCTTCCCGTTACGGCCGCCGCCGGTTTCGCCGAGAACGCGGGACTTGCCAGATACAACGACGTTGGCACAGCGAGTTACGCGGGAACATGTTCCTTTGAAAGCACCACGCTGCTCAACATGCTTGTGTCAGATTCAAGCAGCTCAAAAGTACAGATTCAGAACGTGAACGGCACAAACCCGTTCACTTGGAGCGGTGCGGCTGGCGATCAGTTCTTTTGGCAAATCGTTTATGAGGCGGCATGACATGGCTTTGTTCCCGTTCAACCCTCTTTACCCTGACGCAACCGACGATCAGAAACTTGAGCAGGTCCGACTTTGGCGCGATCTGCAGCTCACGCTGACTGATTGGACACAGCTCGATGACGCCCCAGTTGATCACGCGGCGTGGGCTTCCTACCGGCAAGCATTGCGCGATCTGCCAGGCACCATCGACTTGAACAACCCCGTGATACCTGACCCGCCCGCATGATCATCACCAGCGAAGACGCTAAAACGGCCGCGCTTGCCCTTGTGATGAGTGTGATCGTCGTCTTGTGCTTGTGGATTGGACAGAGATGAACATTGCAAACCCGTCAAAAGCCATGATCGCCCTCGTCGCGCTGGTCTGCGTCACACTTCTGCTGATGACCGACTCAATCTCAAACGAAGCCGGCACCGGTCTGATCGGCATGATCGCCGGCTACGCCGTCGGCAACGGCATCGCGGCCCGTCGAGGCGACGATGTCACCCCGATCATCGGAAAGAAATCTTGAGATATCACAGTTGGCAACGGGACACGCCAAGCGCCCCGTTCGACACCTGCTCACCAAACCTCATCCAAATCCGCAAGTATCTCGAGCAACGCTGGGGCTTGTGGAATCTCGGCTGTTATGGCCGGCGTCCGATCCGTGGCGGCACCGCCTGGTCGTCGCACGCTTTTGGCGCAGCTCACGACTATTCGTATCGGCGCGATGGCAACCATCCGAACGCACCGTCCCGCGAAACCGTCGAAAACGAAGTCATTCCCTGGCTGATTGAGCACCATGAAGTGCTCGGCATCCAGAGGATTCACGACTACTGGGCCAAACGGTACTGGGAAGTAGGCCGAGGCTGGATCGGCCGGCCCCCAGGCGCCGTCAACGACCACCTCCACCTCGAGGTCACACCCGACACCTGGGGCTACGCCTCACCAATCTCAGAACGCATCTACGAAGGTCTGCCCGCACAGACCACTCAGCCGGCCTTTGTAGATGGACCTCGCTATCCAGGGCATGTCACGAAGCGCGGCAGTTCCGCCAAGTCGCGCGTCAAGTTGATTCAGCGTGAACTCAAGATGCTCGGCTACAAAGTCGGCCCTGTCGACGGCATCTTTGGCCCCGTCACCGAGGGAGCCGTGAAGACCTTCCAATCCGACCAGCATCTCACCGTAGATGGTTTGGTCGGCCCGAACACTTGGAAGGCTTTGTTCAACTAGCACAAGGAGGCAACTGTGCCAGACATGTCAGACTTCGACGCCGCACGCCCCAAGCCGGCGAAAGCGAAGATGCAACAGATCATCGACGAGCTCGACGCGGAACGCTCAGAAGCGCTCGTCGCAGCTCTGAGCGATCTGTCGTATTCGGTGCCGACCATCAA